ATGGCCAAAGAGACGCTAACGGCATCCCAGGTCATGAAGGCCCGGCCAGGTGACAAGCTCAGCGACGGGGGCGGTTTACGCCTCGACGTGGACCCGCGCGGGGGCTGCTCTTGGGTCTTCCGGTTTCGGTCCCCTGTGACCGGCAAAGAGCGCTACATGGGATTGGGGTCGGCCGACAGAGGTCAGTTAGCGCAGGCGCGCAAAAGCCTCGCCAGCGCCCGTCAGGCCGCTGAGGAAGCGCGCGGGCTGATCCAGAGGGATGTCGACCCCATAGAGCACAGGAACGACCAGCGGACCGCCGTGAAGGTGGCGGCTCAGAAGGCGATAACCTTTCAGGTCTTCGCCGAGCAATTCGTCGGGACGCATAAACCCGGGTGGAAGAACCCCAAGCACGCTCAGCAATGGGAAAACACGCTGAAGACTTACGTCTACCCCGTGATCGGGGCGACATCGGTCCCCGACATCACAACGGACGACGTGGTCAAGGTGCTGAGCCCCATTTGGCTGACCAAGCGAGAGACAGCGGCGCGAGTCCGGGGGAGAATCGAACAGATAATGAATGCCGCTGAAGCTAAGAAACTTCGTCCCCGGGGCAGCAATCCGGCCGTGCTCGCAATCATCAAGCACCTGCTCCCCGCTCAGAAACGAAAGAAGCACATCAAGCATCACCCCTCCCTGCCCTATGAGGAAATGCCGCAGTTTTGGAAGTCGCTGTCAGAAGACGCGTCCGACTCGGCACGCATGTTGCGGTGGATCATCTTGACGGCCTGCCGTTACGGCGAAGCCCGCTACATGGATCGAGATAAGGAAGTAAAAGCCGATCTTTGGACTGTACCGGCCGGTCGCATGAAGTCTGAACGCGAACACAGCGTGCCGTTGACGGCGCTCGCTTTGGCGCAGCTTCCCTTCAAGCCTGTTTCTGACGCCGCGCTGGCGCATTGCATCGCGCGCCACACCAAAAGACACGCCACAACACACGGCATGCGCTCTACCTTCCGGGATTGGGCAGGGGACGAAACGGCCCACGCGTGGGAAGTCGCTGAGGCTGCAATAGCGCATGCCACCGGCGACGACACGGAGGCAGCATACAGACGCCGCACAGCTCTGGCCAAACGCCGAAAGCTGATGGACGATTGGGCGGCTTACTGCATGTCTGAGCGTCGGAACCGGCCTGTCCAATGAGTACAGGGCTGCGTTCAGAGCCCAAAGCCGGTCACCTCCGCCACTCCGACAAACAGCGTCTCCCATTGGGGGCTATCCGCTGCGTCGCCCCGCCAGTACCTTCGAGCCCGATCCCGCGTGACGGAAAGCGGCTCGCTGTCGCCGAGCAAGAGGCTCGCGTCCACCCGATGAATCGTCCCCGTGCAAGTCAGCTCGCAAACGGTACTTCCCATGCCGACGAGCTGCTTCCAGTATCGCGCCTGTTCGAGCGACTCGCAGGTGTATAGGCAGCGCTGGCGAGACGGCGGTTCTCCGTTGAACTCTGAAAGCCGAATGTCTTCCATAATCAGCTCGCGGCAAAGCATGACGTAATGTTTTGCCACTTCGACCGCGATTGTCGGCAAGTTTGGGCAGGTGACATGTCCTGCTTCTACCTGCTTGAGGAACTCAAGCGCACGCATCGGGATCGTTATTCCGTTTGGGTCTGTCACGGGGTAGGTACGAGAACCCTCGTAAAAACCAAAGAACGGAGTATCACTCTCACCAATTTTGACAACTTGGCCAAGGGCAAATGCCTGCTTGTATGGCTTCGTTTCCGTGAGGTGAAACAATTTCAGACCACTAACCCGCTCAACCATGCTGTTCAACGCTTTCTGTTACTTCTGAAAAGGCGATTGTATTCCCTCCGTGGGAACACCCGCACGTTCAAGAGCCTTCTTCGCCGCGTCGAATGTCTCCCGTTCTTGCGGGTCGGTACGATCAAACCAATGTCCGGGGCTGTTAGCGGCAATACGATGTGCGAAGAACGAAGCGGGGTGCCAGCCTTCCTTTGGGTTCTTGTCGAAGATAACCACCCCACCACGGGTGAAATATGTAGGCCCGGGAATGTCGCAGTCGACATGCAACTGAATGTGCCAATAGTCGCCAAGCTCAGGCTTATCGAAATTCAACGGTGCAGAGCCAACGTGAACGGGATCGTTAGTGATAGTGCACCGGCCGCGCTTGAGCACGTCGCCAAGTTTTCCTTGCGCGGTCTCGACGAAGTTGAAGTTCGACAAGTCTCGCAGGAAGCTAACGTTCGCGCCCTTCTCTTCGTCCACAATTTCGCTGTCTATTAGAGAAAGCGCGAACGCCTGCCAGCCCAATTCCATCGGTCTTACATACGGTGGATCGGCCTTCACAGTACCATCCGGATTTGTCTCAAAAGTTATGGTGTACTCGTCGCCCGGTTGGTCGCTCGCGTGTCTTGCCCATGAAAAGATGACTATGTCACGACTGCCAGCCTTACTGACTTCCCAGCCTCGCGGAACGAAGTGCGCGACCTTAGAGACATTCGCAAAGATTTGTTCGGGCGTCTCACCGTCCTGCGCTCGCCACGTGTTTTTCACCTTGGCGATAATGTCAGCGTCAGTGGCAAGCGCTGGACTCGACGCTGCAATCAATAGTGCCGTCCAGGCAACTAGATGCTTCACGCTTTTCTCCTATTCAAAACGACCAAACGAAACGCGAGAGAACAAATCTTCAGGGCGGACCTTGTCCCACACGACCTTATCGAGTTCGTCGCGCATGAACATTGCTGAAATAAATGAGTCATCGTAGTCGCCTCTGCCATAGACATCCAAGACGGGGCAGCCTCCCGCCACCTTGATGTTTCTTATCCATGGATATTTCGCCAGCATCGCGGGCAGCAACCGGACCAGGTCGTTCTTGAATCCCGTTCGCGCGGCTGATGCGCTAACCGAGCACCCAGCAACTTGATACTTCACGTCGACGACACCTTGGGAGGAGGTTCTGACCGAAAGATGCTCCGGTGACACGCCCAATGTGGAAGTAACGACAGATGAATCAATTGTTTGAGCTTTGGCGTTGGTGCCTATAACAGCTAGCGCCAAGGCAATCACTAGACCCTTCAATTATCCCTCCCCCAATGTCGGACCAACACCCGGTTGGCCTGAAAAGGTCTCGGCCCGATTCGCAAGCGGGCTTCCATTCTACGGATGGGTAGTCGAGTCATCCGAACAGTCACCGGGTCTGCCGCCCTTATTGATGCACGCCCGATACAGCCACGGCACAACGTAACTGCCCGCCCACACTCCCCGTCCGGCATGATCGGCTTCGCGCTGCGCGCTAGCGTATTTGCCGTTGGAGTAGCGGGGCCAATCGAACGCGAGCCCACCCCGCACAAGCCAGCCTCCTAGGTCGACGCCGCCAACTGAGCACGTTGCGACTGTACGCCCATAGATGTCACGGTCGACCGGCTCGCAGCTAACCGGCCTTCTCGCTATGAAGGCGTCCAGCTCATTCGCGGCCTTCGCCCCACAACGATACGGCAAGCTGTCCTCACCACGGCAGAGCTGCGAGCTTTCGGGTGCGTCGATACCCCATAGCCGAATGCGAGTGCCGTGAATTTGGAGCGTGTCGCCGTCAATGATGCTGGCTTGCCCTCTTAAGTCACCAGCGAAGGCAACAGTGCAAAATGCCATGAGCATCAGCAGAGCGTTGCTGCTCAATCGCATTTAAGGCGACCTCCAACAGTCGCCCTGCATCTCTCAACTATGGAGGTTACGTCGCTTTCATCTACGTAGTCCTGACTTTGAGCTACGCTTTCAGCGATACTTTCTACCGCCTTTTTGAACTCAAGGTCCTTTTGCAAGTCCTTTGCTACATAGATTGGGCGGGCGGGAGCTACAATCTGCCGGACCAACATCGCGGCGTTTGCCAGCGTAACGAAGACCGCCACGGCCAAAATCGCCATCGTCCATTTTGAAGTATCCACCGCCACCCTCGATTCAATCAAGCCCGCCCTTCACTTCCGGTGCTTGTACCACTCTGCCTCAGCTTTCTTTAGCTCGGCATCGGATTCTTTCCACTCCTTTGAGCCGGGACGCATTTGTCTCTGGCTTCGCGCCACGCTTGAACGCTTGCTTGTAACGCCCGGTCTGTCATTCCATGCCTCCTCATCACGCTTCGGCAATCTTGACTTGCTTGGAACGAAATGCGAACGTTGCCTAGCGCCGTTGTCGGATTTCTCCCATGCCTGAAATTGCCGCCCCCAAGCTGCACTCGGACGCGCAGGCTTTGGAAGCGGGCCGCCGATCAGGCAATCGCAGCTTGCCGCGGCGACGCGCGCCAAGCCGTGAACGCGGTGTTGATTGCGAAAACGAATTCTTGGAGCGGGAGATGGAAGAGCGGGTGTCGCGCGGGTACATTCGCGGCCTGAACCACAGGTGCTTCTTGTCAGGCAATCTAAGCACGCACCTCCATCCAGGAGTACACACGGCGTTTCAAGCAGGTAACATTCATTGTTCGGGCTACTGGAACGGCGCGACTGCCCTTCAGTAGCAAACTGGAGGACAAATCATGTGGTATGAGAATCCGCAGTGGGTCGCCCTGTTCGTCACCGCAGCAATTTCGATTTCCTCGCTCGGAATTGCTCTATCCGTCCCTTTGCTCAACAAACGTACGCGCCGCGCCACAATCGAGCAGAGCCTCATCAAGCAGCGCAATGACATTAACGAGGCCTTTGCGAAGTATAAAGTGCGAGGTCCGTTTGCGACGCTTCTTCAAATTCCCGACGACGAGTTGCAAGACTTCATCCCGCGCACTCATCTCTTATTTCTACAGATGAACCTCTTAGAGGATGTTTATCAAAATCGACAACTGTTGCCTTATAAGCGGCTGCAAATTCATCGATCTTGGGCACAGAAAATTCTTTACCCATGGATAATGAGCGATGCGCAATCGGTGAAGGTAGTGCAGCACATTTTCAAAACGAACGATATCATGGACCCTTCTTTCATCATTTGGGCAAAGACTTTGATACCTGTACCCATGGACCCAACTTAGCAGTGGCAGCTCGCACCGAAGCGCTGTTGATCGCGAACGAATTTCTCGAAAACGAATTAGCGACTCAAGTCTCGTACGGTTACACGCGTGGTATGGGCCACGGAAAATTCAATACGTACTCCGGTTAGCACTCCGATCAATTTGGGAATTGAAGTATGGACATCATGACCGGGCTCGCTACCGCGAGCCAAGCCATCAAACTAGCGAACGATCTACGCGGCATCGACAAAGCGATGAACGCTGCCGAGTTCAAGCTAAAGATTGCGGACTTAACGGTAGCGCTTTCGGACATCAAGATGGCTCTATCTGATGCAAAACAAGAGATTGCTGAGAAAGACAGCGAAATCGCCGATCTCAAGAAACGATTCAAGCGAACGACTGAACTAATTGAGTATCAGGGATTCAAGTACGACAAAGGAACCGATGATAAGCCAAAAGGCGCTCCGTACTGCCAAGTGTGCGATCAGAAGTCCGGTTTATTGATCCACTTGGCAGATTTCGGAAGTGTCCAAAACTGTCCGGCATGCAATTCGAAATATAGCAACGTCGGATTTTTTGGCTATTAAGTCCGATGGGCGCGTGATGCCTGCCAGTCTGCCAGCGGATCGCTCGACTTGGCCGTATCAGTGGGAAGACCAGAAGCTCGGTCCAGATACCAATCAATCGCCTTCCGGTCCCATCGCTGCGTGCCGGGGATCGCCCCCGGCACAATGCCCTTCTTTACCCATAGATCGAAACCGTCTTCAGAGACGCCGCAGTACGCGGCTGCATCGGTCTTTGTGAGGCCGCGAGGGACGATCTGGTCGGGGCGCAACATTTAGCTTGGTCGGGTAGTCGGAGCGCTGTTGGACGCCTCGACAAAGGCGCGCCCCACGTCTCCGAGTTCAGGGTTGAACTCGATCTCTAGACGACCGCTATTCGCCCGGCGAACAGTAACGAGATGGCGGCGGCTCTCATCGAGAGCAGAGGCAAGAGCCTCCTGCATTTGCTCGGCGCTTAGACTCTGCCCCCATACATGCCGCGTGACGACCAACTCCATAAGCCGTGCTAGATCGCCGGGCACTGCGGGGCCGCTTCGTTGGCAATCACTGTACGTTCGATCTGCCAAGGACACTCCCGCAGCCACTCAAATACCTGTTCAAGGCTGTAAGGCTTTTCGACTTCAAGTTCACCCGGCCTTTCCGGGCCTTCGATCAGGAAGAACGAACCGCAGGACTTGCGGACCATTTGGTCTACAAGTGGTTGAGTGCTTTGCGTAGAGGGACAGAAGTTGTCGTAACGTCGGATTGCGATGGTTTGCATGGCCCCTGCCTTTGGGTGGAGAGCCTGTTGGCGCAGGCCCTCCGGTGGTGATGATTTCCCTTCGGCTAGTTGAGCGTGTCAGAACACCTGTGAGGACGCAACAGGATATGTGTCAGGCGAAACGGCTGACAGTCCGGACAAACTTACAGCGGCTCGAATGGATCGCTCACCGGAAAGCGCAGCTTCAGTTGCCTCAAACGCGCACGACCAAGCGCGCGTTCAAGCACCGGCTCCCCACAGCACTTCACTAGCACCTGCACATGGCGTGCAGGCACATCCTGTCGGCGCGATGCCGCCCATGCAAGATGGGGTAACAAGACATCAGGCAATGCGTCAGTGAGCCGCAACACGTCGATAGCGTCCTTGCAGGCCCTTAGCTTCGCCAGTCCGGTAACGAGAACATCGGGCATATCAGTTTCAACGGCCGCTGTGCGCGGCGCGAACTGAAGCTTGATGACGTTGCTCACGGATATACGTTCCTGGGTACGCGAGGATCGTCGGCGCAGTCGACCGTGTCATCTTTGGCCCGCCCTAATTGCGTGACGGAGACGACGACGCTCGAAACGCTATCAGGCTGCACGTCCGTTGCTTCAAACAGCTCGCGCGTCCGATGCAAGAGTATCCGATACCCCTGCTCTATTGGCCACGGCAGCACGCCATACCGAAACTGGAAGATTGGCTTACGCGTCGATATAAGAGGCGACACATTGTAACCGCCGTGTTGTCGTCCCGGCCCCATCGTCACAAGCTCTGCTTTGGCAGCGAAAACGGCCTTCGCAATCAGCGCTTTTTCGGGCTCAGGTATGCGCGGGAAATTTACCCCACCTGAACGAGTTGGCGTAACCGTAACAAGCTCGCCCATCTCGTCTTCAATCGCCTTCGCAACGTCCTGCATGCCGACGCGCCAGGCGTCAGCCTCCGGAAACAGTGTCATCACTTCGTCCCTGTAAGAGCGTTTGCCGCAGCGGGCTTGGTGCCGTTGTCGCCGGGACCCTGCATGCTGGTGCCGAGTTGGCCGTTGAGGTTCACGCGCCCAACAGCCTCCGCCCGCTGGATGATGCCTTCAAGGTAGGACGTGGGCCGCACTTCCCCGCTGATGTTGACGTGCAGCTCCGCCTCGCCGGACACGGTGCCCTGTACGCTGACATCCTTGAAGCCTTCGGACTTCCCGATAGGCTGGATCGACTCCTGCCAGCCGGAACGGCTGCTCGTCCCGTCGTCCGACGCGCCGAGCTGACGAAGATAATCGCTAGTCGCGCCCCGACGCTTCGGCCAGGCCGTCGGCTGATACTGGTCAAACGGACTGGAGCCAGTGAGCAAGTCTTCAAACTCAGCCCCGCCACCCCGCTCCAGCTCCCGGACCATGCGCGCCTGCGCATCCGCCTTGATCGCCTCCCGTGCCCGCGCTGCTCGGGTATGGTCGCGCGTAACACCTTGGGTCTCATCATTCGTCAGCCCGTACACGAGCGGGACGGTTCCCGCGACAATGGCGGTTAGTCCGAACGCCTTGGACGCAAGCCCGAGCCCAGCCGCCACACGTGAACCGGCCGCGACGCCCCCGGCAGCCGTTGCGGCTGCCCCTACGGCGCTGCCCCCCGCCATCCGGGTCAACGCCGCTGAAGCCACGTTGGCGCTCGCTGCCAGCCCCGTGAAGCTCGACAGAACTGACACGATAGTAGCGCCTGCCGCCGTCAGGCCGGATAACGAAGCGAGCCCCGCCGACACGCTGATAGCCTGCTTCTGAGCGTCTGAGAGCCCAGCCGTGAAGCCTGCCAGCCTAGCGCCCGCCTCCGCAAGCGGAGTAAGCCAGCCCTCGTTCGCCTTGACCATTTGCTTCTCAGCCGCGTCAAGCGAGGCGGTAAGCCGGTCGGCAGCAGCCGCCAAACCCTGCATGCGTTCGTTCGCAATGTTCTGCGCGAACCCGTCGCCATGGTTCAGCTTTTCGAGATACTCCTGATACTGCCCGAGCGCGTTGAGCAGCATCACGGCCCGGCCGCCCTGCTTGTCCCCGACCAAGGCCTGCATGTCCCGTGCGGTCGCCTTTTGCAGGATCGCGTCAAACAGCTCGCCGCCCCGTAGCGATCCTTTCGACAAGTCGTACTGACGAAGAGCCGTGTCGACCAAATGCTTCTGGTCCATCTTAGATAGCTTTTCGCCGCTGGCCTCAACGGCCTCTCGTACGGCCGCAGAGAAGTCTTCACGGCTCCCAAGCACATTCCGCGACTCGTCGCTGAGCGCTGTGTTAAGGCTTGTCTTGCCAGCGTCGGAAAGGCCCTTCCCGTACCGGCGACGCAATGAAGCGTCGATAGCGTCCGTGCTGACAGCGCCCTGGGGGGCGTAGTCGGCATAATTGATACCCATACGGGCGAACGCTTCGAAAGCCTGCTTCGTCGGTGCGAGCAAGCGGGCGGATATGGCACGCATGAACACACCCGACTCGTCGCCGCCCACGTTCGCTCTCTTGAGCGTCATCGCAGCCGCAAGGGCCTGTTCGGCGCGGATGCCCGCAGCGGTCGACATGCCGATACCGAACTTGCCGAACTGCTGAATATCCTCCGGCGTCATGGCACCGGCCTTAGACGCGATGGCAGCTAAGTCGGTCGACCGCCTAATCTCGCGCGACGCGTCGGCCGCGCTGTGCAGATGTATCCCTTGGCCGAACGTGAAGCCCTCGACTATCTTGGCGGCTTCCTCCGTCTTCACGTTCAGCGCTTTCGCCAGAACGATGGCTTGCTTCGTGGCCGCCTCGGTGATCGGCGCAGAGAAGTTTCGGGTGACGAAGGCCTGTTGCGCGTGCAGAGTGTCTTCGGGCTTCAATCCGTAAACGGTTGCGGCTTCGATCCTCTGCTTCTCCAACAGCGCCATGTCCGAATTGCTGTAGTGCTGAATTGCCCGCTGGTAACGAACGTCCCGCTCATACGGGATGTAATCGGATACGGCGGACTTAGCGAACTGAAATGCCTTAGCGCCCACCACACCGGCAACCGTCGCACCGATTGCGGCTTGCACCTTGTGGATTTTTTCCAGCGTATTGAGGTGTTGCTGAGCCGCAGAGTTGGCTTGCCGGAATTGGTTCGCGAGGTTCGCTGTGCCGCCGTTGTCTCTGAAGAGGCCTTTGGCCGTCTGATCGAGCTTTTTCGTTAGCTCAAGTAGTTCGCGCAGCTTCGGCGACGCCTGATCGTTTGCGCTGATCGTCGCCGTTACGCTGGGATTGCTCATCAGAAGCTATCTCCCGTTGTTCTTCTCGCGGAGCTTGGTCAGCTCCGCCTGCATCTTAATGTGAGTGGTAAGCCGTCCTACGGGCATGGAGTGCAGCTCGGAGGGCTGCACTCCGAAGTCGCGTATCATAAGCGCGACCGCTCGTCGGACGGTCAGATAGGGCGCTCGTCCTGCACTCCCAACAGAATGATGTTGGTGGCGACGACCCGTAGCTGATAAAAATCGCGAGCGTTGAGACCCTTCAGAATGAGGTCGTCGATCCCCTTCTCGGCGATCATATCCGTGAGGAACCGCGCAAACACCTTGGAGTCATATTCGAACTCGCTGCTATCTTCTCCGTCCTCACCCTTCCGACGCCTAATCTTGAAGGGCTCGCCATAGTCAATAAACGCGCCAGCGGTCGGCTCCCGGAGCGTAAAGCTTGTAACTTCCCCGTTGTGTGTGGCGAGCGGTCGGGACAGCGTGAAGGTCTCGGTAGCAGTCATACGTGTGTATCCTTGTCGGCCAGATTAGATGTTGGACGGGAGCAGCTTCGAAGCGTCGAAGCCGAGCTGAGCGAACACACGGCTCAGCGGCGTTCCGGTCGTGTCGTGCGTGTCGAGTGCATGCTTGAGCGTCTTGGCTTCCTGGGTGTGGCCGCGACCGCTCGTATACATGGCGCTGTATCGAATCTCTGCGAGGCGCTTCAGCCTCGCCGGATCGATGTCGTTGGCGTCGGCGCGGATGGTCTTACCCGCGTGGCCTCGGCTCTTGTTGAAGGCGCTCATAGAACGTTCGATCTCTGCCAGTCGTGCGGCGCGCGGATCAGTGTCGGTAGTCATGGTCTCTTCCGTGGTGTCGATGAGTTCTGTCGCCAGTCCACGCAAGATCGATCTTGCCGCGTCGACAGAAAGGGTTTCGGGATTCCGATTGGCGAGAAGCGCGGCGACAGCGGACGGCCGTTCGCGGGCTTCCGGGAGGCACTCAATAGCGAGCCGCCAGGATGCAACGGCGTGTAGCTTCGAATTTGCCTCGCCGCTGGGGCCGTCCACTAGATAGCCCTCGCGTGTCGCCTTCACGCGAGAGACCTTCCGGCCATCGTCGAGCAGAACCGTGTCAGGGTCATGCTTGAGAGGAATAGCGATCTTCATGATGTCAGTACCTCAGGCGCCTGTGCGGCGCGTTCATGGGGACATAAGGCCCGACGCGAACTGCGCGCCCCACATTCATCCCTGTTTCACAGATGACTTCGAGGCGTCGGATCTCGCGCTCTAGCGTCTTTGCATCCGACCGGTGCCAAGTCGTCCACATGTCGCCGTTTCGGACCTGTGCCCTCGCCTGCCCGGCTAGTAGCTGGTAGTAGGCTGCGCGCAAGGCCGGGAGCATGGCGCACGGGTTATCGACAACGGGGACATTGCCCCCGTTGGGAGTGTAGTCAGTCATATTGGTGAACCTTCTAGCTCGGCCTGTAGCCCACCTGGGACGGCCTGAGATACTCAGCGAAGGCAGTCAGCACGCTTCCGAGCCCACCAATGCCGTCGACAAGCCCGATAGCCTGAGCGTCTTCAGCCCCATAGACTTTCGCCTGCGTGGCCCGCACTACCTTTTCATCCAACCCGCGATTGGTCGCCACGGCGCTGACAAAATCACTATAAAGCCGATCAACGCTTGATTGGATTGATGCCCGAACGCCGTCTGGCAAAGGCCCGAAAGGGTTACCATCAATCTTATGATCGCCCGCATAGATGAACGACACAACCAAACCACGCTTCTCGACAGCCTTGGACATATCGACGTGTTGTACGTACACGCCGATTGATCCAACGCGCGAGTGGTGGGATGCGAACAGCCTTCCCGTTGCAGAAGCGAGCCAATAGGCCGCGCTTCCCGCTGAGGTGTTCGCGATGCCCCACACCGGCTTGCCAGCCTGCTTCGAGGCTTTTGGCAGCCAGTCGACCAATTCGGCGAGACCCGCAGCTTCGCCGCCGCCACTGTCGATATCTAGTAGGATGCCCCGCACGTCATCGCTGGCGAACAGTGCTTCCAGCCGGTTATGCAAGCGGGTGTAACTCTGCATGCCGGACATAGCTTCCAGCTCGCCGCCGCGATGGATTAAGCCGCCGACAATCGGAAGCGTAACGATGCCGTTGCGCTCGTCCAGGGTTTGGCTACTGTTCGGCCGGACGTAGCTCTTTATGAGTTCGTCCGAGACCTTACTATGCACCCCGATACGATCCGCCAGCACGGAAGTCACAACACTCCCGTACTCCGGTGTGATGAGCAGCGGAACGTTGATTAGACGTGTCGCGATATGTGCTAGATGCGTCATTGCAGGGCCGGATCGTCTTCGGGTTTCCAGTCGTCTCGGTTCTTCGGCACAGGATATCGCAAGCCCGCCGCTTCAATTTGCTCGCGCTCGCTTTTGCGCTGCGCCAGAACTTCCTCGAAGTCCAAACCGCGCTCGCCTAGCTTTGCCTCAAGCGTCGAGAGACCATTCTCAACTTCAAGAATGTCAGCCTGCGCAGCCTTTAGCGGGTCCGCGACCGGCTTGGACGACCCACGCCAAACAGCGTTGCTGTAGGCGTCGGGAGCCTCCCAGAATGCGGGAGCGCTTTTTGGCAGCTTAATGCGACCCGTCTCGCAAGCCTCTTCCAACCACGCGACGAATGCCGCGCGATACAAAGGTTCAACGGTTGAGGCACGTCTGCGGAGATTAATGCGCCAGGGCAGTTCTGACCCCATGCGCGCGGCGCTAAAATTCGTGCTCGAATAATCGCCACTGACATCCTCATAGCTCGATCCAGCAGCCTTCGCGGCTTCACGTGAAAGCGACTTATCGAACGCGTCGTATGTCGAGTTCGGTGCTTGTGAACGATGCATCACCAGCTTGTCGCCCTTCATCATGTGAGTCACGGTGCCCGGCTGCAAGTTGATCTTCACTGTCTCATAGTACGCTGCACGCTCGGCGGCCCATTCGGCCGGCGAAATGCCAACGGGCGCGGGTCCGTCAAACGGATCGTTGGTCGCGAGCGACCTGAGTGCTGTAGCACGATCAAGATCGGATTCGATTGTCATCGCGACCATGGATTGCACTAGAGCTTGCACCAACTCAAACTCTCGCCGTGTCGACTTGGCATGGGCAGGTGTAAGGGCGGGTGCCAGCGGCGAGATGCCGCGAATTTGACCCGCTACAATCAAATCGAAGACATGTGCGACGCGTGTGCGACCCCACGGCGTGCGAGCCGGGACGAATACCGCTTGGGGCGCGGCGCTGAAGTTGCCAAGCACAAAGGGCCGAACCCAATAGCCCTCAACCCTTCCGTTCTTATCGAACTGAACACCCTGCATGATACTGCCCCCGCTGTTGCCTTCCGCAACGCGGGTGATGGTCTGGTCAAGCTGACGGACGTCAAGCATATTGACTTTCGTCCGCGTGGTCGCACCTTTCGCAGTCTGCCAGTCGAGAGCGAATAGCGTCTCACCCGTCAGCAACCAGCTCTTGAACCCCGCTGTGGCAAGTTGATGCAGGTTATGTCGACCGACCGCGTCACACTCGGTTGGGTTTGCAGCCCATGCCGTCCATCCGGTTTCAATTTGATGCGCCAGCGCGCGAGCTTCGTCCTGGGAAATGCCGAGCGCGTCAGCGTTCGGACGTGACGACAGCGTGAGCCCATTCCCGACCGCGTACGTTGCAAAGCCCTCGACAAGGGTCGCTATGACCGAATTCGAGAACAGCAGGTCGAGATTGATCGAAGCGACTAACGACCGCTCGCGGCTAATCTCCGAGCCCGGCGTTCCGTAGTACGGTTGCCAGCCGCCCAGGCTACCGGCCGTGAACGGGCGCGCATCATAGCGCGCCCAAACGAGCGACGGTTTGCCGTCCGTCCCGTCCATAATTCCCATCTGGGGCGATGCGGTGTTAATTGGCACAAGCGCTGTAGCCTTGGTTACCAAATCGGCAGCTCCGCCTTTCAAGGCCTGCCCGGTAGAATTTGAAGGGCGTGAAGCCCGAACCGAACGCACGGTTCCTTTTTGCTTTTTAGTGTTGGGCATGCTGCTCAGTCCTTCAACAGAGGAAGACCCTGCGCCTTGCGGTTGGCGTTGTTAATCGCCCTCGCGCTTTGCCGGATTTCGGCTAGGCGAGCGGCTTTCGGATCGTTGGTGATGTCTACCGTGGCTGAGCTCAAGCCAGTCGGGCCATGAAGCTCCATAGCGGCGAGAAAGGGATTAGCGGGCGGGACTTCCGCCAGGATGCTCTTCGCGGTCTCGACGTCTAGTGCGGCATCGAGTGCGAGTTTTTGCGCCATAGCCGGATTGCGTTTTGCTTCAGCACTTTCCAGAATGTCTCTGATCCGCGCGCGCTCAATCGCGATTGCGGCGTTTGCAGCCCCGGTGACTGCGGCGGGCTTCTTAACTTCACGCATCGTGTAGTTACCTCATAGGTTGGGAGAGCGCGGCAATCCGCTTTGCCGACTCTTCTAGGGATGGCTTGGGTTGAGTGGGAGCAGGCGACTTCGCGGCCGTCTGCGCGAGTGGGTGCCTTGCAATGGCTGTTGCGTACACAAGGCAGTCGAGCGGCTCATTCCGCTTCACTGTTCTGTGGTACTCGTATTTCGGTGCGCCTCGAACGTAGCGAACGCGGAGTTCCTCCGACGCGAGACCGGCAAAATAATCGTCGTCCAGATGATTTGGCAGGCGAACAAAGCCGGTCGACGCGTCTTGAATGGCGAGCTGCTTTTGCACACTGAGCTTCGCAGCGTCGACGCCCACAATCCACAGCGGGAGAAGCCCTTTGAGCTTTCCGCCGCGAGCAAGCACGGGCCTGTCGAATCCGCTTGCGCCTTTTACCGCAAAGGCCGCGCGGGATTTCCGCCGCTGCGCCAGGACGTACTTGACCACTTGATCGGCGTTGAAGCCGGAATCCACGGCATGAATTGCTACCGATAGCTTGCGACCGTCCGCCGTTGCGAACGTCGTTCCCATCGTCGCGTCAAGTTGCTCCCACACGGCATTGCCGCTTGTGTCGCCCATCAGCTTGAGATGATTAAGAACACTGTACGTCTGATCGGCGTGGTGACCTAAGAACGTCACTTCGAGGCGATCAGACTGCACGTCCACACCGGCAGACACGAACAGGAGGCTCGCGGCGTATGGCGGCGCGATTTGTTCCGCGCGCTGTTGCAGTTCAGATGACGACAATTCGACTTCGGTCGCAGCGTCGAACGCTTGCGCAAGTACGGTGTTGTAGAATACTTGCTTAGCTTCGGGTGTCGTCGCGGCCTCGTACTGCTGAACGACCGACGCCATTGAGCTGAACAGCGATGAAAGTTCAGTCAGGTGGTAGGATCGAATGCCCTTCTCGCCGGTAGCTGTTGCTACCCATCTCCCGCCTTCGATCATGGCGCGGCGCGTTGGTTCGTCGTGAACAACGCCGCAGTCCGGGCAGACATGGTGAGCCGTCTCGGGCTTGCCGGTTGTCCATTTGATTTCCGCGAAGTCTAGCGGTCCTTCGTGAGCGCAATCCGGACAGGCAACAAACCACCTACGCTGATCGCCGCGTTTGAACCAAACGTCTACGCGGGAGCCCGCACGGGTGGTCGGTGTCGAAACGATTAGAACGCGACGGCCATTTGCCTCGAACGTCCGGGTACGCTTCAGCGCCAGCGCTACCGGATCGCCCTCGCCCATCCCCGCCGAAATTGCAAAGCGGTCGACTTCGTCCAGTAGCAAGTGCTTGATGGCGCGGGCTGCTAGTTCGTCAGCCTTGAAGGATGACGCGAACGCGAGCGAGCCGCCAGGAAAGGTCTTGAGCGACGTGCTATCGGCACCTGCCGCGCTCCCCTTGCGCGTAACCATACCCGTTCCAACAAGCGCGCGGAGTGCAGGTGACGAAGCAATGAGAGGGTCTAACCGCTCGCGGACGTATTCCTTACTGCGATCTCCTGTCGGGCTGACGTGCAGCGCCGGACCGGGATCGCAGACGATAATGCGGCCGAGAATCGCATTGACGACGGTCGACTTGCCCGTCTGACTCGCCCATTCCAAGACAACGATGTCCGCGTCATCCTCGGCAAAGTGGTCGAGCGGTTCACGCTGGTAAGGTGCCAGACGCAAAGGCCCGGGTCTGGCGTTGGCTGAACTCGGAAGAATGATCTCGCGCTCGGCGAATGCGGTCGGCGCGATAATGGGCGGCGCGGCCCATGCGCGGAGCCACGCCTGCGCCAGTGCGGTGTCAGGCATGGCGATAAAGTTTCTTTCAGGGTTATGAGAGCGCCGTTTCGTCCTCAAGCGCGACTAGGAAGCGGTCGCTGTCGGAGAGCACGCCAAGCACGTCCCTCACCTCCTGGGTGACGGCGCGTGCGATCTCTTTCGTGTCAGTCTTTCCCGCTACCTTGTCCGCTATGCGCGGGCCAAGCGAAAGTAACGCGGTTCGAACTTCGGCGATAAGGCGGATGCCGGTTTGCGTGACGGCCTCGCGTGAGATGAGCCGGCCTTCCGCTTCAGCATTTTCTATTTCGAGCTTCCGGGCCTTCAACTGCTCATGGCGAATACGGGCATCGGTCAGAGCGGGATTACTCGAAACGCGCGTGGCTTGATGCCCTACCACCCTCACCGGGTCTGCGATGCTTTGAGCCAGCTTCAGAGCTTCGTCATAGCTTACGGTCTTGGGATCATGCCCGGCCGCGACCACAGCGCGGCGCACGGAGGCCTGATCGATTTTGAGCGCGTCAGCTACGCGCGAGATATTGCCTTGCGGACGGCCCATCTTGCCTTTCTCTGCTATCGATTTTGCACCGGCTCGAATGAAAATAGCGCGGCCGTGGCCCGCGACCGGGCGGCGGGGTGCGGTTCCTGGGACCCAAAGCGCTCTGGCGCGGTCCCGAGCGGGCCAATGGCACGCTGTTGGGGCACTACTTTGGGTGCGCGCCACGCTCGCGCGGATGATCGCCTATCTATCCGGGCTGAGCGTGGCGCGCTGAGCCGCCCGCACTGCGACGACAAGCCGCGATGTCGCTCCCGCGCGCTGGCGGTATCCGTGTTGGAATCAGTCTGCGATGTCTGGAGTCGCCGCAGACAGCTTCTCATTGTAGAACTGGCGCTGAATCTCGCGAGACAAGCGAACCGCAAGCTCTGTGCCTGCCGTCTTCTCCCACATGCTGCGCGCGGCTGCGCCGCTCTGACTTAGAGCGGTGGCGGGGTGTTGGGCGTACACCCCTTTAATCGGCAGCCTCTCGCGGCCCTTGCGGAACGCCACGAACCGGGCACCGTTTGACATGCGGATCATGAACGCCTTGGCGATATCCAAATGGGCTGAACCGCCTCCCGTTACACGGTGCGTGCTCGCGTGCAAGCCGCCCGCTTTCGATATCGTCGCGCCGGTTGTGTCTGCGATGCCAATCCGCATTTTCGTCACGGTCCAGCGCGCCGACAAGTCACCGGCTTTGGTCGTGACGACTTTTGGAGTTGCTGCGGCGATCTTTGATTTGCTAACGCCGATGTCAGCGGCAATCACTGGTATCGTGACTTTACGGGCGTATCGCGCCGATTGGTCGACTGCACGGCGCACGGAGTTTCGCAAGCCGCGCGTGGAAAGCTCTTCCGCCCAGCGTTCCAACCCGGTCGCATCGAGCTTTACCGTCAGTTCAGCCATAGCGACGGGACCGCCCTTCGCGGCGCTACTTCGCTTATGAAGACCACGTCCGGCTTTCGCGCCGCGTTGGCGCGCTGTCTAGCGATACGGCTAAGCTCCATGTCGCTCGCCGTTTGCTGCGCACGTGCGTTGTGCATGACTTCAAAGCCCGTCAGTGCCAGTTGCAGGAAGTTGTTCATGTCGTACCTTTGATCGGGGATGCGCGCTGCACTAGAGGACCATCTGTGCAGCGCGCTGAAGCGCAAACACCCCGCAGTGTGTGCGCCTCAATCGGAATCGTCTGTATTTGCGATGCTGTCGGTGTCACAGCGGAAGTCTTCGCGACCCGAGCCGGTGCGGAGGAAATGCACGGATTGCGTCACGCCTGACTCATGGCCGCAGGTGACGTTACCCACGCCGATGGTCGAAGCGAATAGCGCCGCGATGATCTCGAAAGCTTCGGCTTGGCGTCCAGCGGCATCGGCGATGCGCTCTTGCACCAACAGATTGGTCTCGGCCAGGTCATTCTGCCGTTCGAGAGCCTTCACGATGCGAAGTCGTTCGGCAGCTCGCAGCGCTTCAAGGTCGACGGTGATCATGTCGCCTTCGGTGGTGCCATCGAATCTTAAGGGCTCGGAGTCTGAAAGGCGGAGCTTGTCGCCCGCAGCGAGACGGAGCTTCAGGCCCGCAGCGAGGCCGCCTGAGACGGGATCAGGATGAGTCAT